ACCCCTGAAGAAATCTCGCTGTTCAACAAAGCCATCGTCAGTAACAACATGGCGTCCGTAAAGATGGCTGTCAGAGCCATGAACGACATGTACATCGAGAGAGAGGGCAAGGCCCCCAATCTCTTGAGATCCAGCACTCCGAACATGGAGAATGTTGGCGGCTTCGAGAGTAAAGCACAGATGACCGCAGCCATGCGGGATCCTCGCTATTCGAAAGACCCTGCCTTCCGCCAGGAAGTCATGGAACGGATTCGCCTCTCGAAGTTCTAATCACCCTCCGCAGTACCAGCGGGGCGGACCAGACCCGGCCAAGTCTGAGTTCGCCCCGCTTCCCACCTGAAGTTCTCTCCCATCAACTTTCCCACCAATGAAGCCCTGCAATGGGGCAGCCGAGGTTGCCACATGAAGGACACCTTCAAAGGAAGATCGTTGAGAGGAAGGCTTCGTCTGTCAAGAAACGAAACCATCTCTTAACTCTCTGTAGTACCTTTGAAAGGATAGTACAATGGCTGATGCAAATAATGTTTGGGTAGGCTCTATCAACGATGCGGCTCCTGCTACTTTTGATGAGGAGCGTGCGCTTTTTCAGAAAGTATTCAGCGGCGAAGTCATCACCGCTTTCGAGGAGTTCACCACGGTCCTGGACAAACATCAGGTCCGCACGATTTCCAGCGGCAAGTCCGCTTCCTTCCCGGTCATCGGGCGTATGCCTGCTGCCGAGTATCACACCCCTGGTGCCGAGATCCTGGGCCAGGATGTTCTGAACGCCGAGCGGGTCATCCAGATCGAGAAGCTGCTCATCAGCCACGTTTTCATCGCGGACATTGATGAGGCGATGAAGCACTACGATGTGCGGTCCAAGTACGCCAAAGCCATGGGTCAGCGTCTGGCTCAGACCTTCGACCTGAACGTGATGAAGCAGATGGTTGGTTGCGGCGTCCACGACACTCCCATCACTGGCGACGACACCCTGGCTGGTGCCCGCATCAACGATCCTGAACTGGCGGATGCCGCTGCTGCCACCAAGCTGGCTGCGTGGATTAAACAGCTTTACGCTGCCGCCACCGCTCTCGACAACAAGTACGTCATTGGTCCTCGCTACTGCTTCCTGAAACCGGAGAACTACTACTTCCTGGTTCAGGCTGTGGCTGAGAACGGGTTCAGCGCGATTCACAAGGATTACGGTGGGGAAGGCTCTTTCGCGCAGGGCAGCCTTGTCTCCGTCGCGGGCATCAAACTGATCCCGACTCCGTTCCTGCCGACCGCTGACTACAGCGCCGACGACTTCAATGCCGTCAACTGTGAGGACGTGGTTGGTGTCGTCACCACTGATGCCTCCGTGGGCACCGTCAAACTGATGGACATCTCCCTCCAGAGTGAGTGGGATATTCGTCGGCAGGGCACGCTCATGGTGGCGAGATACGCCATGGGTCACGGTGTGCTTCAGCCCGAAGCGGCTGTCGTCCTTGCCACCACTGTGGTGTAATCTCTCTCCGTTCTAAACTCAAGGCGGAACTCTCAAGTCACCGAGGGTTCCGCCTTTTTTTATTTCCTATGGGGTAAGTATGCCAAATTACACAAGATTAACAGAATTGGATGCAGTGAACGCTATGCTTGGAGCCATCGGTGAAATGCCGGTGAACGACCTCGACGAAGACTCCGACGTGAGCGAAGCTTCCATCGCACGGGGAATCCTGCATGAGGTCAGCAGGGAGATTCAAGACCAGGGGCTGGAATGCAACACAGAATCCGATTACCCCATGGTGATTGACCAAACCGGCTACATCTATCTGACTGACAACATCCTCCACCTGGATCCCTGTGACCGGACCCGCAAGGTTGTGCAGCGTGGCAACCGGCTCTACGACAAGGAGAACCATACCTACGTCTTCACCAAGACCGTTGATTGTGAAGTGACGTGGTTCTTCCCCTATGATGACCTCCCGCACCATGTGCAGGCCTACGTCAAGGAGATCGCCATCCGCCGGTTCGTTGGGCGTGTCCTGGGTGACCAAGGTCTGAAGTCCCTGTCGGATGACGACCTGATGCAGGCCAAAGCGCAGTTCATGCGAGGCGAGACAGCCACCGATGACCGGACCTTCCTGGATGCAGTCGGTATGCATTCAGCGACCCGCAGATATTAAAGAGGTAACCGCCCATGAATATCAGCAAAGTGATTCCTGGGTTTCACAATGGAGTCAGTCAGCAGAGTCCCACCATGCGGCTGGACACCCAGGTTGAGGAAGCCGAGAACTGTCTTGGCACCTTAGTGTCTGGGACCATCAAAAGGCCCAACACTGATTTCATCGCCGTCCTGACAAGTACCGCAGACGGTGATGCCTTTTTTCATCCCATAATCCGCGACGAAACCGAACAGTACCTATTGGTCTTAACCGGGGATCCTGCAAATCCTATTGAGATATTCAAAACAGATGGAACTCCCTGTGTGGTCTTGTACGGGACTCTTGATGAATCACTGGCATTCACTGAGGACGCCACTGTCAAGACCTACCTCGATCTCGCAGGTGGCACCGCAAAGAATGGGTATCGCGCCGTCACGATTGCAGACCACACGTTCATCGTCAACAAAACAGTTATCACTGGAGCGGGTTCAACCGTTTCCCACAGTGGTGGCTCCCTGGATGGATCGGTACAGTCCTTTGATAAACTCACAGACGTATCCGCTGCTGAAGGTGAGGTCTGGGAAGTCACAGGCAATGATACCAACCACTTCGATAATTACTACGTTCAGAAGCAAGCTGGGACGTTGTGGCTGGAGACAATCGCGCCGAATATTCCGTACACCATTGAAGGTTCCTTGATGCCGCACAGGCTGGTCCGTACCGCAGTGAATACCTTCGTCTTCGCCCCAATCGTCTGGGCTGAGCGTACCTGTGGTGACGAAGCCTCTGCCCCGATGCCGAGCTTCATTGGGAACCGTATTTCGAGCATCTTCTTTTTCCGCAACCGTCTTGGGTTCCTTTCTGGAGACAGCGTCTGCCTGAGTGCTGCCGGTGATTATTACCGGTTCTTCCCGAGCACAGCATTGGATATCCTGGACGACGATCCCATCGACATAAGTGCATCGCTTAAGGAGGTCAGCACCTTACACTCAGTTGCTGGCTTCAACAAACAACTGCTTATCTTTGGAAGCCCGAATCAGTTCAGCCTCAGTTCCGGTGACAATTCACTGCTGACACCGGCCACGGTATCCCTGGATGCAACCACTCGCTTCGCTGTTCAACCGAACTGTGAACCTGTCAGCATGGGGAGCACTGTCTACTTTGCACACCCTCGAGAACAGAGTATTGCGATCCGGGAATACCTTGTGCAGGAAAACACATTGATGGATGATGCTGCTGATGTGACAGCACATTGTCCCACCTTCATTCCTGTCGGAAACATCACCCTCGCTGGACTTGCATCACAGGATCTACTGTTTGTCCACACCAGCGGAGATCCCGCCGCATTGTATGTGTATAAGTTCTATTGGGTCGGCAATGAAAAGGTACAGAGCGCGTGGCACCGATGGTCATTCGATGACGCTATTATCGGACTGACCGTGATCGACGAAGTCCTGTATATCATCTTTGAAGGAAACGAGACGAAACTTGAGCGGGTCTATACCGAAGCTGTGAATGATGGTTCGTTGTCCTTTCGGTGTCACTTGGATCACAAGGTGGCGATTGAAGGGGAATACGAAGATGAAGTGACAACCTTTGTTCTACCCTACACGCCGAAGATGGGTTCAATCATCAGCGGTGGCATCGATGAATACACAGCGCTCATGCTCAAATCGGAAACCGCACCATATCTTGGAAAGGTGACTGAAGGATTGGATTCAAACACAATCCTGCTTATCCGATCCAATGGCCCCGGTGAGGATCCGTATGAGTTTGTGGATATCAGTGAGGCTGAACGTACCGTTGTACAAGTTCCTCAATATGAAACCAGTCCTAATTTGTACAAATTCGTCCACACTTCAGAGCGCAAGAAGTTCGGCGCAACTGGTATTGAATGCGGAAGCGCAACCTCTACCCTCGCGTATCCGAGGGCAGGCAGCCAAGCTGCGTATGATTTTGATTGGAATTCGAACTTCACGTTCGACTGTTGGGTATTTATGGAGCAGTACATCTCCAATGGTGACGAATTAAGCAACCCATGGGGATGGGAAAGCCAAAGGGCAGCGAAGCATGTTCTTATAGGTGAAGGGGCACCAGATTATCAGGAAACTGCCTTCATCGGATTACACATCGGTAGTTCCAAACTACAGAACAAACTGCAATTCGTCATCGGTCTTGATATGATGACGGCGACTGAAGGTGCTCTTGCTGCGATAGATGGGCATGACGTATCAAGTGGGCATTTCTATTTATTTGTCGAGGATAAGCTTGGTGCGTTCCCAATAAACCAATGGGTTCATGTCGCACTTGAGCGTTCTGCGGATCGCTTCAGTCTGTTCCGGGATGGTATTAAGGTCGCTGAAACCTTAACCGACTTCATCCATACGATAACAGACACGGCAGTGTATCGCCCAGGTGATTTGTTAATAGCCGCAGAGGGAAATGGCTTTTTCATGGACGAGGTGCGACTCAGTAATGTGGCGAGATACGGTGGGGCATTCCGAGCGATAGGGTCTTCTGTCTACGTTCCGGAGGAGTATATGTATGGGTCAACGCCCCGCGTGTTCAGTACCAGTCTCGAAGACCTCAGTTCATTCCAGCATTCAGTTGCGTTCGACAATGGCTATCACTCTGATACACAGGAGGGGTATTGGCCTGTCCGGTTCCTCCCTACATCCTTTTTCTTTGACCCGGCATTTGAGACAGGAATCGATGTCGCGCATCATGCTATTTTCAATCTTGGAAACGCTGACTTCACCATCGATCTATCCCTCCACTTCAAAAGTCTGACAGCGTGTACCCTCCTAAGCAAGAGCGCCCCTGATGAACTTGGGTGGAAAATATCTTGGAACGGGACAGGAGTCAGCTTTGAGTGGTCACCTGATGGGACCGATGCGAATCTCACCAGTGCGGTGTGGACGTTCGACTTGACGGCGGACGTTTGGTATCACCTCGCTCTTGTTCGTCTCGCTGATATCATGACGCTATACATCAACGGACAGAGCAAAGGTTCTATATCCTTCACAGGCACTATTCAGCCGACAACGCTTCCGCTACGCATCGGGAGTGACATTGGTGGCGGGAATCATTTCTTTGGCGCCATGGAGGAAATTCGGTTCAGTCATGTGGCCCGGTGGACGGGTCCATTCCTTCCTCCGCTGCGGGCATACAGCACCGACGCTGATGGATGGTATAACGGGATCGACGGTGGGCTGCCTGAAGGATTCGACAGAGAAACCATGGACCCAGAGCAAGGACTCAACTATCTGGCAAGACACTTTGGTATTGAAGTTGTCCACCCGCTCACGGGGATGCCTTACCCTGAAGCAACAATTTTCGGTAATGAAGTTTACGTCCGCGAAAACCTTGCAGGGTTTGAGGTCATCATCGGGCGGAATTACACCATGAACATCACCCTCAGTCCTGTCTACTTGTCAGATCCTTCCGGGAAAGCAGAACTGATTGGGAGATTGCAGATCCGGAACATGACACTGAGCTTCAAGGACACAGGGCATTTTGAATTCACGGTGGCGCCGATAGGGCGGCCTGTAATGACGCACTTGTTCACAGGTTCGTACATCGGTGCTGCGACCATTGGGCAGATTGGTTTACAATCCGCTGAGAAGACCTTCGCAGTATTATCCAATGCGAAGACCACCCAGATGAGCATCACAAGCGAATCGTATTTGCCTACAAAAATACAATCTGCTGCATATGAAGCAACCTTTACGAAGAGGAGCCGTAGTAGATGATAATCGTCCGCGAGTTTGAGTTGGCGGACCTTCCGGTTCTGGCTGGCATCAAGCTACGCACCGACGATGAACGAGAGATCGAGGCAGGCACTGGCATGGCTCCCAATGAGGCGCTGTGCCAGTCCTGTCTTCTCTCTGAGATCTGCCGGGTGGCTGTCTCCCAGGAAACCGGGAACATCGTCACGATCTGGGGATTGAGATTCCATGAGGAGGATCCTACGGTCGGACATCCCTGGATGGTCGGCACTGATGAGATGCTCAAGCACAAACGGGACATCCTCAGATTGGGCAAGCAGGAAACCGCTGACTTCTTAAACTACCGTAATGTTTTGATAAACATGATGGACACGCGAAACAGGACACATCGCCGCTGGCTCACCTGGATCGGATATCACTTCACCGGACAGACCGTGGAGATCCGAGGGGTGCCATTCGCGTACTTCATCTTGAAAGGAAACCTATGTGTACACCCGCAGCAATCCCGTTGGCATTGACTGCAATCTCAACGGCTTACACGATGTATCAAGGCAATCAGCAGGCTGCGGCAGGTGTTGACGCTGCGAATGCTGCTGCCGCTGCTGACCGGGATCTGCTCGGAAAGCAGGCCAGCCAAATCAATGCCAGTGCCTCCATGGACACGCTGGAACGCCAGCGCCAGGGCATGCGTGAGCAAGCCAAGATCCGTACCGCTGCTGG